TGTTTTCTTGTTCGATGTTGCCACGTTTGCCTGACTCGTCGGTCAAGATCCAGAACTTTTTATCAATGATGGGTTTGGCTATTAAGTTGGTCACGCTGTCTCCTTTGCTTGATTTGTTTTTGCTTGTTGTGTCTTGAAATTCTTTTCTGCTATCTCGTAGTGATGGTCGCACAACACACGAAGCCATCCTATGTTTTCTCTCTTGTGCCCGGGTGTGCCGCAGTGTTCGCAGGTGTATCTGCACAGCCTTTCTGCTAGGTTGACCAAGGGTGTCAAGTCATCGTGCAAATAATCTGCATAGTATCTGAGATCACCAAATTTTTCTTTGACCTGTACCAAGTGTGGATACACATAGGCTTCAGGCACAGGTTGATACTCCGCATCCAACAAAGACTGTACCACTTTTCGTTCGATCATTTCTGTACCAGGGCGTATGCGATTGTAGTAGATTCGGGTAAAATAATATTCCAATCCACGACTGTCTCCGGCCAAGCCACGAGCCAGTGCCCGATTGTATCTCAGCGCATTGGCACGTTTCAGTCTGCGCTCACTCACAGCGGCATAGATCTCAGCGGTAACTTGATCAACGATGCGTGTCCATCCAGGACCGGTTTCCAGGTAAAAAGTTTCATCTACCATCTTGGGATACTTGGCCTGGAACACAGTGTGTTCAGCATCGTGATCAATCATTGAGCACTCCGCTGTAGGTTTCGTTGAGCCAACGGCTGTATTGTTCAGCCTGCTCGGATATCTTCACTAGTTCATATTTGCCACAGAACTTCATGAAATGTATGCCTACCTGTCCCACATCCTTGTGGCTGCGCTGTTCAACGATGGCACAATCCACTGCATCTCGGATTGGCCGAGGCTGTGCTGTGAGATCCACCAGAGTACAGTTGCGTTCATAGCAATCCAGCACACGATGTTCTTGTCCGTTGTGATCAGTCCAGCGTTGTAGCATGAGATTGTTCCAGTTGAAACCTTTCTTGTCTCGATCAGCAAAGGCCTCCTGTAGGCCCACCTTGTTCTTTGTGCCCTTGGTCCTGACACCGGGATAGGCACTAAAGATGTTGTCAGTGGGATCACCGCGCATACATTTTTCAAACAACAACCATTGGGGATCAGGAGGCAGTTTGGCCGCTTTGGTCTTTTTGTCTATCACAGGTTTCATTTTTGAATCAAAAATCCCCTCTAGTGTAATGACCTCGTCCGTAATACCATTGTATTGACGAACATTGGCGGCCACTAACTGTACGAAATCAGTGTCTGAGGAGACTATGGTGTGCTGGTCTGTGGGGTGTAGCGCAATCCACCGGGCGATGATATCATCCGCTTCCGCTTCAGGATGCCTAATTACAGAGCAGTTAGTCTTGGCTGCTAGGTATTTAGTGAATTCATCATAGGTGTCCCAAAAAAGGCGATCTTGCTCGGCTTCGGCCTCGGTCAGAGCCGCGCGAGCCACTGCACGGTTCTTTTTGTAGGGTTCGTAGAAGTCCTTGCGCCAGGAGCGCCCTTCCAAGGCAAACACCACGTGATCAGCGCCAAACTGGCGCACACACTTGTTCACACTGGCTAGAGTAACGTGAAGGGCATAGCCCAGTCGCTGCCAATCATCGGCAGCACGGTGTGCCGCGTGGCGAGCGCGGAAAAAGGTATTGGCCGTGTCTACGATTAGATAGTTCATAGGTTAATAATAATATGTTCACTTAATGTTGTCAAGTGAATTTGGAGAACTTTGGTGTAAATAGTATTAGAGGCAAGAAAATGGCAAACATCACAATATTGAAATGGACGGGCAGAATAAAAGCAAGCCTCAATGAAGTAACAATTCAAATTTCTGGCGGATTGTCTGCCTCGTATCAACAGCAAGTTGATATATTTCCAGTCAATTGGCCCATTAATATTTCGGGAGGTGGACTGATTGGGAGTTTTATTTCATCTCCTACTTCAGGAATCTTTTCGGGTGCTGTTGTACTACCCAAAGCTAATAATCAAGTGCCTAACCCCACAAATGTAAGACTTACCGGAAGTTACGAAATTATCAACACTCAAACAACTGAGATTAATCTTAATACTTGGTTTGGATTTAAAGATAGATTCAGACTAAATCCGTTAGATAATACCAGATATGTTAAAACTTTTACAAAAACAATCGATAACAACACACAAGTTATTGAAGAATTTGATATTATAGTAGAATCAACAGATTTTGTAAATTTGCCAACTAATACAAGAATACAGGAATATTTATTGATCAATCCTGGCACAAAGGAATGGAATCAACAAGTATTAGAAACTGGCACACCGTATAATTTGCAAGGGCAACTCAACCCAGGGTGGAGTTTATCCTCACAAGGAGTTCCTATATTTACAGCAATTGGTTCTTCTATCCCAACTGTGCAACAAACTCAATTACCTGTTAAAAAAATTATTACCACACCGAATCCTTACACTCGTAGTGAAGAGAATGACGATTCTCCTCAAGAAGTGCTTAACCCAAAAGATTTACCTGGGCCCAATGCAACATCCATTCCCGTACCTACTCCACCACCACCGCCAGCCGCTGCCAAAAAAGCTCCAACTCCGGTTACTACACAAACCAGAAACACAGTTTCGACATCAAGAACAGCAACTTCGGCTAGGTCTGTGCCATCTGCTGCCCCTGCAAAACCTGCGGCAGGAAATTTGACTAGACAACAATATAATGCGGCAGTGGCTAATTTAGCAAGAATCAATCAAGATCTAGCCGCAGCGCAGAATCAATTAAACACACTCTATCGGAATAGAAACCCGCGTAATGCGGCACAGATAAAAGCATTGGGAACCACTGTTGCAAGATTGAAAAGTCAAGCTGCGTCAGCAAAACAAACAGTAGATAGATTAAAGAAGTCTATTTAACGATATTCCCGTTTTCCGTCATCCATCTTGGTGTTTTGTACAAAGCGATTGGGATTGCGATTTTCAGGATCGGCCTGCTCCTGTTCAAAGGTTTCCAACACAACATTACGGCAGACATTGGTGAACCATTGATCTACCAGATCAGCATCAGATTTGCCTTGATACCCAAATCTCTGCAGTTGCAAGATAAATTTATCATTCCAATCCAATTCAATACTGCCTGCAGACAAGTTGGTGGGATCCACATCCATTGACAAGATGGCCACATAAGGCTCACCTTTCTCAGTGGCTATATCTTTGGGAGATTTTTTTGAAACCTTGGCAGGTTTTTCTGCACTAGCAGGTGCAGGAGTTTTTTTCTTAAAACGATCAAATAATCCCATGTCTATTCCTTTTCGGTGTCATTGTCAAATGCCTGCTGTGCCAGCAGCAGATGCAAGGCCCATTGAGCACGCACATTCTTAATTATTTTCAATTCTCTGGGTGTGAGATTAAAGTGTAACACAGTGAGATCCAAGCACTCGATCCTGCGTTGGACAACACCCGCATCGCCCGGCTGATAAAAGGCAGTGGGCATGTTGTCATTTTCAAGGATCACTAGGTGCCCCACTCATTTTTAAACAGTGGCACCTGTAGTCGATCACTGTAGCGCAAGCCGTGTTGCATGGCCAATTCTGCCACGCGACGATTGTTGAGACTGTACACACTTTCCACACCGCCCACAGGCATGAGATACACATCGCCTGTGAATCCTTCTCTGCGATAGATCTCCAATACTTCCATGGCTTCTTCAGCATCTTGTTCTTGGGCTATGACAAATTTTAGATAGGTGTGCCCTACTTCTTGATACTGCATGACCACATCGGGCCGTATGGCATCTTCACGCGATTCACCGGAACACGAAAGTTTGGCACTCACACTGAAAGTCAGCGCATTGGGTCCTCGGCGACCAAATGTGGGATTCAAAGTCCAGTTCAATAGAAAGTGTCTGAATTCAGGATACAGCAGTTGGGTGCCATTGGTTTCAAACGTGATTTCTTTCAGCCTCAGCATTTCGGGTCTGCTGAGCAACACAGGATAGATCTGTTGCCAGGCCAGCAAAGGTTCACCACCGGTGATCACCAGGTGTTCATCGCGCCACTGTCGGTAAGGCAGCATGGCCATGATGTCTGTGACGATTTCTTCGGGCGAGCGATAAGGACTGAGATCTTTGAACTCAGGATAGATAGCGGCATAGGTATCGCAGCCGGTGGAAACCAATGGCAGTTCGTTGTAACTCTTGAATTGGGATATGCGACTCATCACAGCAGCCACTTCGGGATTGGCGCCTTCTATCTCTTCGTCTCTGGGTCTGCCAAACTTCTTGCAACGGAAGTTACAACCAAATGTGCGCATAAACACACTGGGCACGCCCATGTATCTACCTTCGCCTTGCACGCTGTAAAACAGTTCTGCTATTTTAATCTTTTCCATCTGCTTCCTTTTTGTTTAAGGTCACACGACCTTGATCGTCAATGTGCCAGGTCAGGGTGTCTCCGATCTGCAATTCAGC